AACTCATTGCTTTGGCTGATGTGCATTTTGTGTTCAATCCTTCTAACCACGATTACACTCACGGATTCTTTCTTGCTGATTGTATCAAAACACATTTTCGTCAAGCTGCAAACATTACTTTCGACTGCTCTCTTCAACATCGCAAGGCTTATAGATACGGAGAGAACCTAATCGGCACTACTCACGGAGATGGAGCGAAGCAGCAGGACTTACCGCTTTTGTTGGCTACCGAATTTCCTATGGATTGGAGCTTAACCAAACACAGGTACGTTTATATGCACCACGTTCACCACAAACTATCCAAAGACTATCAGGGAGTAACCGTAGAATCATTGAGATCAGCATCAGGAACGGACTCTTGGCATCACCGAAACGGCTATCAGCACGCTCCAAAAGCGATTGAGGGATTCCTGCATCATAAAAAACACGGACAAATTGCACGTTTAAGTCACATCTTTTAGTATATTTGTGACACCTGCCACTATTCATAGCGTAAGAGCCTCCTTAATCGGGGGCTTTTTTGTTTAATATAGTATACACAAACGGCAAAATTCCGACTTTCTGCATATTATATTACACACAAAACCCACTTTAAAGTGTGATAATTTATACCCGATAGGTAATAATTTGTCATAAAAAGGACAAAATCACAATATTTTGTACCTTATAGGGTACGTTATATGTATAGAAAATCGCAAAATCTATACACATTGGTCGGCTTATGTATAGAAAAATACGGTTATAGCCTTAAAGAAGTCGGGGTAAAATAAGGGTAAAACCTTAAAACGTGAAAAAAAGTTTGCGTCTACAACCCTTGTAAAATAAGGAAATCTAAAAAAATGTTAAAAAAGTTTGTTGATAATTGAAACCTTATCTATATATTTGCATATAACATTTAAAAACACGCTATGAAAAAAGACGAAATTTTAGAACTCATCCGCAGCAAAGAGCAAGAGTTGTATGAGGACTTGCAGAAATGCAAAACTTGGTATGGTGTAGACCATAAACACACACGCTACGCATTAGGAGCTTGGGGTGCAGTATTAAACGTATTACAAACAATCGAAGAGAATGAAATCAATTAATCAGTATTTAATTTGGTTCAAGGGATTGAATCAAGACGAGAAAGAAACTTTAGCAGGTGCAGTCATTGCAGTTCTAATTGTGTTTTTCTTGATTTGGTTGCAGAGTACAAATAGCTACCCAGTCTTGGATGCGAAAACAACGGACACGCAGACCTACCAAAAGAAGACCTACGAACTCAAGCCGTCATTTGACAAATATGTTAACCACGTTTACAACGATAAATTCAAATAAGATGATTGTACCTGAACTTAAAGATTTTGATGTTTACTCGCCAAGCGAACTCAATTTTGTTTACCTGATGGTAACGCTACACGATGAAGGAGACACGGACACTAACGGAGAAATCCTTGCCGAATACGAAATTAAAATCTACGATGCTTATGCTCATTATAAAATCACTAAAAAAACCTACGATGAAAAACTTACAATCAAACAAACAAGAGAATGCGATGAATGCCTTGAAAGACTTTACGAAGCAAACACGTTTGAAGATGCCTACGTTGAAGCCTACAACGACGAGGGCTATATGTGGGGCATTTAATAACTACCAAGTGAACCGATTTTGGACATCATTCAACCACGACCTTTACCACCAAATTTGTGAAATTAAAATGCAAGAGATATGACACCGAGAGAAAAAGCACAAGAGATTTGGATGAAAATATTCCAAAAACAAATTGAAATAACGGGAAGCGCAGATGGCAATTTATGCGTTGAAATGGCATTGATTGAAGTTGATGAAGTAATTGAGGCTTTACACGAGAATGCTTGGCAAAATAGATTAATAATAGATTTTTGGAATGAAGTAAAACAAGAAATCGAAAAGTTATGACACCGAAAGAAAAAGCAATAGATTTAGTAGAGCAATTTGCATCCGTTTTAATGCACGATGAGGTTTACGAAGATTCAATTAAATGCGCATTGATTGCAGTTGATGAGATACTTAAAAATGATACAATTTTTTTATATGTACATCATTTGGATTTTTGGAAAGAAGTAAAACAAGAAATTGAAAAGCTATGAGATACAAACTAACATACAAAATAGGACTGGCAGTAGTCCAAGAATGGATACTCACATCGCAGTCTTTAGCCTATTGGAAGAAACACGACTTACTTGTGACAGGCAGATACAATGACGGAAAATTTATAGTAACACCAATAGAACCGAAATGACAAAAGTAGAAATTATAGAAAGCCTGATCAATGAATACGGCTTAAAATCAAAAAACCGCAGCAGAGATTATTTATATCGCAGATACTACCTCTACAACGAACTACGCAAAATTGACTACACCTTAACTGAAATAGGAAATATGTTTGGCGGCAAACATCACGCTACTATCCTTCACGGACTACGTCAACACGAAGACTTACATCGTTTCGGATACGAAGACTACAAGATAGCTACAAGGCGAATAGACGAGGTCTTATACGGTGCAACGCTTCCTTACTACGATGATTCACCTGACTTGATAAAAGACGTTCTAAAAGCGAAGACTTATAGCCAGTTCAAGAAAATTCAGCGACACATAAAATTAGGGAAATACGAAAAAAATTTATAGCTGATGCAACCTTTTTGATAGTTATACGTTATATTTGTAGACGAGTTGGCTGGACACCATAAACTCTTAAGGTATTATTGACCCTTGTATTGATTCGCAAGTCCAGCCGCGATGAGATGCAGGGGTTTTTTATTGACTAAAAATTATATTATGACTGAAAAAGATTCTTTTGTAACATTAAATGAAGATGAATTTACTATCTACATTGGAGAAATGACTGGTAAGTTAATTGTAAAACCAAATTCAAATTTAACATTTGAAAAAGAAGAGGTTGCAGACTTGATTAAAATTTTAAAATATTTTTATGATCGGATGGATTAAAATACATCGCAAATTTTTAGAGTGGGAATGGTTCAATAAATCGGAGGCAGTACACTTGTTTATTTATATGCTTTTAAAAGCTAACCACAAGGATGGTAAATGGCAAGGCATTGAAGTAAAAAGAGGTCAGTTCATTTCGTCTTTAGGTAACATTTCTAACGCTACTGGTATCTCAATTCAGACGATTAGAACCATTTTAAAAAAGTTGGAAAAGACGAACGAAATTGAAGTAAAATCAACAAGCCAATTTACTATCGTAACTATCTCAAAATATGAATGTTACCAAGATGAAAACGATGAGACTAACAAGCCACTAACAAACAATCAACAAGCGACTAACAAACAACTAACAACAAACAAGAATGAAAAGAATGAAAAGAATAATAAATATAGCTTTTTAGCTTCGCTACTTGAAAACGGATTTGACGAAAAGTTATCTCTTGAATGGATGGAAGTTCGTAAACAATTGAAAGCCGTAAATACTGAAACTGCGTTCAACTCATTTATAAGCCAAGTACAAAAACACGGAGGAGATCGTAACAATATTTTAAGAAAATGCGTAGAGCGTTCGTGGAAAGGATTTAACGCTAATTGGCTTGAGAAGGAAAACGATAGATTATTAACCGCATTAAAAAATAACTGATGCTACTAAAACAAGGAGACTCACTACAATACCTGCTCGATGTGCGAGATGGTAAAATAAAACAAGGACTTGGTCTTGACTGCTTTTTGGATGAGCATTTAAGATTCAAGCCTAAACAACTAAACATTATTTTAGGACACGATAATGTCGGAAAGACATATTGGATTAACTGGTACTTCCTTACGCTCGCACTTAAACACGGACTAACGTTCTGCATTTGGTCAGGCGAGAACCAAAAAGGGCAAATCCTGCGTGATATGATTCAAATGTATAGAGGCAAGCACTTCAGTAAATTAAGCCACAATCAAATCAGCGGTGATCTTGCGTACTTGGAGCAGTTCTTTACGTTCATAGATAACTCGAAATTGTACAAACCTGAAGAAATATTGGCGCAATTTGAGAAAAGTGGGTGCAAAGTAGGACTTATAGACCCTTTTACAGGTTTAGACCGAGAGATGAGCTTTGCAGGTAACTACGAATTTATGAATAAGGCACGTCAGTTTGTGAATCAAAACGGAATGACAATCTACATAAACACGCACCCTAACTCCGAATCAGGAAGAGGAGGTAACTTGTATGCAGAAGGAGAGTTAAAAGGACATTTAAAAGCACCTTTAAAAGACCATATTGAAGGCGGTAAGAGCTTTACTAACCGCTGCGATGATATGTTGGTAATTCACCGATTGATTAAGCACCCTGAACATAAATACAAAACTTGGATTCAAGTAGAAAAGGTAAAGGATATGGAAACAGGCGGTAAACATACCGAGATGGATTTTCCTGTCATATGTGAATTTAATTCGGGTATTGGATTTCAAATAAATGGAGTAGACCCTTTAGCGCCATTTAGACCAAACGAGAAGCAAATGACGATACCAAAAGACGGACAAATAGAAAGTACATCGGATAAACTCCGTAGATTAGCAAACCAAAACCCTTTTTAAAATGGATTTATCACTTAAAATACTATGGGCTAAAACAACCGTTTGGACGGTTAAAGAACGAATTAAGAACGTCAGAGAGAAACTTGAAAAGGACAAGCCTGAAGCTAAAGACTATATCAACGGAGGCAAAGAAAGCGAGGAGTATCTGCTTGAGACGATTCAAGTGATAAACCTACTTGAAGACGAAATCACAAATCTAAACCGAGAGCTTAACCAATTGGCAAGACGAAACGCACAACTGCGAGTAGCCTACCAAGAATTACAAGAAGAAATTAAATATAAAAACGTAGAATTATGAAAGTAGAAAAAAAATTAGTAGCATTGACCGCCTTCCTTCCTGTGTTGGCAGACTTTATCGAAGACCTTAATGACCAGTACGTCTTTAAACAAGGACTCAAACGCAAAGCAAATATGCTTGCAGAAGAAATCCAACGAGTAGACCGAGACATCCTACGAATAGACGGAGATAACGCAGGTAAGATATTTGACGAGCAGATTCAGTTGCAGATATTGTTTCGAAATTGGATTGAAGAAGTAATAGAAATAGACTAAAAAAACACGCTATGAAAAAACTAAAAGTAGGTTCTGACTTTTCAGGTGTAGGAGCATTCAACCAAGCTCTAATGCGTTTAGGAATAAATTACGAAGAAGAGTTTGCCTGTGATATGGATAAGTATGCACGAGACACATTCATCCACAACTATGGCGAGCCAAAGTACTATCCAACCAACGTATATGACCGAGAGATTCCATCGCAGTCACTTGATATTTACATGACATCACCGCCTTGTCAAGCATTTAGTTTGGCAGGGAAGCGTTTAGGAAAAGAGGATAAAAGAGGTATTTTGTTTTTTAACTCACACGAGTTCATTCAGGTAAACAAGCCGAGATTCTTCATATTCGAGAACGTTAAAGGTTTACTATCGGATGACAACGGCAGAACTTTTCAAGAGTGGGTAAATATGCTCGGAGGAAAATCGGTCAACGGAGTGCCAGTGCTATTTCCTTACGAGGATTCCGTTCCTTATCACTTATATTGGCAAGTCCTTAATGCAAAGCATTACGGTGTTCCGCAAAATCGTGAGAGAGTGTTTTTGATTGGTATCCGTGATGATGGTGACAATCGATTTCAATTCCCACGAGAAGAGCATTTGACCAAGCGATTAAAGGATGTGCTGGAGTATGATGTCGATGATAAGTATTTTTTAAGTAATGATGGTATTAAAAATTTAATAAAAAACCAAGAATATAATAAATACAACCCATTAGATGAAAATAGTGAATTTACAAATGTAATAACGGCAAGGTGTAGTAAAATAAGTAATGATAATCCATTTTTAAAAGTTGCAGATTATCGGAAAGATGACGGATTCAGATGGATAGAAGATGGAAGTGGGCAAGCTATTGTTATGCAATTAAACCAAAGTACAGAATCAGGCGGAAAACAACCATACCAACAAAATCGTGTCTATGACTCAAATGCTTTGTGTCCAGCCTTAAACGCAGGTCAAGTTACTTGGGGTGGTAATATAGTTACTTTACCAAACGATTACAAAATCCGCAGACTGACTCCACGAGAATGCTTTAGATTAATGGACTTTCCTGATACATTTACTTGGAAGGTAAGCGACTCACAAGCATACAAGCAAGCAGGAAACTCCATCGTTGTTAACGTACTATACAAAATCTTAAAACAACTGCCTTTATGAGATGCAAGAACTGCAAGGAGAAGTTTGAACCTATCCGCTTTAACCAAAAATTTTGCTTGAATAAGATATGCGTTGATGCTTGGATTCAGGAAGCCAAAGTAAAGAACTGGCAGAAGAAGAAAAAGCAAATGAAATCCGATTTAGAGACCGTTCAGGACATCGTAAAGGCAGCGCAAATGGTATTCAATAAATACATCAGAGAGCGAGATAAAGACGAACTCTGCATCTCCTGTAAGCAAGTACCTAAAAAGGTAAACGCAGGGCATTTTTTCAACGCTAACAATCATTGGAACGTACGCTTTGATGAGGATAACGTCCACCTGCAATGCGAGAGGTGTAATAGTTTCTTATCAGGCAACCTAATTGAGTATAGAGCTAACCTACTAACCAAAATCGGAGCTGAAAGATTTAATCAACTTGAAGCAAGAGCAAGAGTTACAAGGAAATTTACCAAGGACGAATTGAAAGAATTGATCACAATTTACAAGAAAAAGTGTTTAGATATTAAACAAAGCGATGTTTAAAAACTAATCAGGTTGTTAAAATTTAGTTAAAATTGTTAATTTTTTGTTAAAATTTATATTAGTATGTAATTAATGCTTATATTTGTATATAAGTTCATTGATAAAAACAAACGCTATGATGTATTCAATACAAGTATGTAGCATTGACGGTGGTATGGATATACTACAATGGCACGAGCGCAAAACAAAAAGCGCAGCATTGAAACTGGCAGCGAAGTTAAGCAAGAAGCATAATGCAGAGGGTTTAAATTCAGATGGGTGGATGGCAAAACAAAAGGTGTACGTTGATGTAAAAAATGAAAGAGGGTATCTTGCAGAGCGCTATCTATTTATAGATGGTGTCAAAGAGTATTACTCCGATAGTTATTAATTAAACAGGGGGGTGCGCATCCGTAACGCACGCAATAATAAACGCTATGAAAAATTTATTTAAAAGTTTGGCAGCATTTCAACAGGAAGTGCCAGTAATTCACAAAGCCACACAAGGCTACGGGTATTCTTACGCAGATTTACCCAAGATTTTTGAGGTAATCAATCCTATCCTAAAGAAACACGGACTCGGATTTACCCAACAACTTACAAACCAAGAAGGGCAAAACTGCCTCAAGACGGTTGTCTTCCACGAGAGCGGTGAGTTTATGGAGTCGGTTTGTATGATTCCTTACGTTCAGCTCAAGGGTATGAATGACTATCAAGGCTTTGGTTCAGGTGTAACGTACTACCGCCGCTATGCTTTGAGCGCAGCACTTGGGTTAGTAACGGACAAAGACACGGACGCATCAGGTGAGCAAGTAAAGACTGAAAAGAAACTACCTGCTATTGATCAAAAGCGATTTAGTGCAGCAGTACAAGCTATCGCCAAAGGTGAATTTACACGAGAGAAACTCGAATCCTCCTTTGCATTAACTGAAGGTCAAATTGATATGCTTAACGCACTATGAAAGCTCTCAAAATTCGATGTTCTGCCATAGGAAAGATTATGGCAACACCACGCTCTAAAACGGAGCTGCTATCCCAAACGGCAAAAACTTACATCCACGAACTTGTGCTACAAGAGAAATACGGCATCAGGAAGGAGTTTTCAAGCCGTTACACGGACAAAGGCAACGCAGTTGAGGATTTATCTATCTCGCTTGTCAATGATGTGTTAGACGTAAACTTTATCTACAAGAACGAGCAGTATTTTGAGAACGATTGGATCAAGGGAACACCTGACGTAAACACGGAGGATGTATTGCTTGACGTTAAAAGCTCTTGGGATGCGACTACGTTTCCTTTTTTTGATACCGATATTCCTAACAAAGACTACTTTTATCAGTTACAGGGTTATATGTGGTTGACTGGTAAGCAACAATCAATGCTTTGTTACTGCCTTGTTGATACACCTATCGAAATGGTAGAGGACGAAATCAGGAGAGCGCATTGGAAACTGCATAAGATTGAAGAGGACTACGACTTGCGTGAGGAGATTCTACGCAAACACGAGTTTAGTCAAATCCCAAAGAACCGCAGAGTGAAAGTATTCTATGTGCAAAAAGACGAAGCAGTCATTGAGCAAATCAAAGACCGTATAGAAGATTGCAGATTGTATTACGACACCTTAATGAAATTCCTATGAACCTAAAGCTACAAGTAGAAGACCCGATTGTACTCAAGGTGATGACCAAGTTTTATGACCGCTCACAACGAGGAATTGAAAAGTACGGCACTATGCTAACACGAACTGATTTAGACTTCATTGACTGGGTTACGCACTTACAGGAAGAAATGTTAGATGCAGCTTTGTACTGCGAGCGACTAAAAGACGAATACAAAAAGAACCAAAAAGCCGCTTTAATTGAGTTAAGCAATATGGAAAAGGATAAGGGGTAAAAATTGCCACATATCTAAACACGAAATGTAAACGAGAGATGCAACTGACGAGTTGAACGTAGACTACCGTGCATTGGCTGCGGTTCTCATCGTAGGGAGATA